CGTAAAGAATTTGGTAAAACACACACCATTTGTACTTGGCAGAGCTTAAATATACTATTAAAGAATACTAAAAATAAAATAGCACCTATCAGCATACAGGAGTTCTTAGAGGATGTTGTATGCATAATGGTGGATGAAGTGCACATGGCTAAAGCAGATGCTCTTAAAACACTGCTAACAGGCGTAATGAGTCAGATACCTATACGTTGGGGACTAACAGGAACAATACCCAAAGAGAAGTTTGAAAGCGTGAGCCTACTGTGTAGTTTGGGTCCTGTGACAAATAGTATTACGGCTAGTGAACTCCAGGAGAAAGGAGTTCTTGCAAATTGTGAAGTTAATGTGTTACAATTATTAGACACTAAAGAATATACAAACTATCAGAGCGAGCTTAAATACCTACTAGAACACACAGATAGATTAGACTATATTGCAAAGACAATAGAACAAATTAAACTTACAGGCAACACATTAGTATTAGTGGATAGAATCAATGCAGGAAAAGAACTTGAGAAAAGGATTCCGTCTGCCGTTTTTGTTAGCGGTGGAACGAAGGCACAAGAGCGTAAGGACCATTATGATGAGATTGCTGATGCAACTAACAAAGTTATTATTGCGACTTATGGCGTTGCCAGTGTTGGTATTAATATTCCCCGTGTATTTAATCTGGTTCTTATTGAGCCAGGCAAGAGCTTCGTCAGAGTTATCCAAAGCATCGGAAGAGGTATTAGAAAAGCCGACGACAAAGACTTTGTCCAGATATGGGATGTTACGTCGACCTGCAAATTTGCCAAGAGGCACCTTACGCAACGTAAAAAATTCTACAAAGAAGCGAAATACCCGTACAACGTTCAGAAAATAGATTGGAATTAATTGTGAGAAACAACGAATGACACTGCTTCTTAACGGCTGTAGTTATGGACAATCATGGCATAGTTTTCCTGGCCAAAACCTTAGTAGGGCTGGAGGCAGTTTTTATAGAAGTATAAGAACTACACTGGAGTGGATAGCAGTAAATGGCAAACCTAGTTATGTTTTTATACCTATTACATTTTGTGCTAGATTTGAAATTAGTAAAATTTCAGTTGATAAACCTATAGAAGGAGCATATGATCTTACCCCTTTTTCTCATTATAAAATAGAGTCTCAATTATCTGATTCTTGTTATAGATCCTGGGATTATCTTTTTATGAATATTATAATGTTTAGTAGTTGGTTAGAACAGCAAGGTATAAAATATTTAATGTGGGATCAATGTAACGATTTTGACCCAGGTCACATCACAGGATTCAAGGCATTTGAAAAATTAAAGTGGATAGAGAACAATCCAAGGATTATACCTTTATTTGAATTTTGTGGAAACCAGTATATGTATGATATGGGAGGAAAATGGAATAACACTGATAGCAACGAAATTCCTGCCATAAGACACTATTTAGATGAGGCTTATCCTATTCTTAAAGATTATCTAGATAGGTATGCAAAAGAACAACTAAATGAAACAATAGATTGGAATTAATTGTGAGAAACAACGAATGAGAATATTAACATTAGAAGACACAGCATTTGAGATGAACGAGCTACCTGATGAGGTAGATGATTTAAGGTTTGCTATATTAGATAATTCAGATCCTGTTAATCCCGATTATTTCTTTATTCCATTAATCTTTCTTGAGAGTTTTAACAGTCCTGCACTTGTATTAGACGTAGCAGGCCATCAGATTAAATTACCAGTTGATTGGAAAATCCTAATTGGTGAGAAAGAGATTGGTGATTTGGAAATGATCAATCTTAGTAGCCTTAATGATAGAGGATTTTTTGCGTTTAGTTTTAATCCATTAAGCAGCTACAAAGCAGACTACTTGCCAGTTACTATTACAGATCTATATAGTGACGTCAAATGGTTTTTTCCCAAACTTAAACAAGGACAGATGTTAGCCATTCCCATTGAAACTGGTGATAAGCCAATGTGTATCTACTGTGCTAAAGAGATCAATCGCCAAACCGAAATTGTGGATATCACAAAGGCCTGGTAATGAACTACGATGAATGGGCACAGCCTGACGCAAAACTTATTGTGCGAGAGGACTATAGGGTATATTATTATATGATAGACCCACAAAGTACTACACATCATAGTTATATTAAACTTGTGCAGGAAAGAGTGGACAAGTATTTTAAGGACAAGGGTATACCAGTTACCCGAAAGATACACACATCAGCAAACGGCAAACGTATGATGTGGATAAACTTTGGAGATATAAGTGACAGTCATATGTTTTATATGGCACTGGGAGAACATATAGACACCCGTGGAGTTACGTTTGAGCGATTTACCTCTTAACACAGTATTAAGCGCACTTGATCAGAAAGATATGAAGTTCTGGGATCGATGTACTACTGAGCAGCAAAAGAAGATTGCTCCTTTCCTGCTGAACAGATATATGAGTCTAGTCAAAGGCAACCAAGAGCTCGCGGCATATTATCTTATGGCTACCAACCAGCGTGTTAACACCAATTACTTTGCACTCAGTAAACACCCTAAACTGGTATGGCAGTTGTTATGCACCGTTAGCCCTGGAATGGGAAAGCAATTCCATCAATGGGTAGGGCATAAGAAAAAAGGTACTAGCAGTAAAGGCTTATCTGATATACGTAAGCAACTGTCAGTGATATATCCTAATATGAAAGAGGATGAGCTTGATCTTATGTCTACTATCACTACTAAGAAAGAACTTAAAGAACTTGCTAAGGCATTTGGGGAATGAGTGACTTAACCAATATTATAGTAGATGCAATAACAAATCGTAAAACAGAAGACAAAGAGTATGTGTGTCAGTTTTGCAGTAAGGCGTACCGCAAAGAGAGTACGTTAACTGCACATCTATGTGAAAGCAAGCGTAGAGCACAGCAGGAAAAAGAGCCTGGAGTGCAGATAGGATTACAAGCATACTTGAGATTCTATGATATGACCCAGGGTAGTTCTAAATTCAAAACATATGATGACTTTAGTACTAGTCCATACTATAATGCATTTGTTAAATTTGGCAGGCATTGTCAATCCATACGTGCTATTAATATTCGTGGATTTATCGACTTTGTTATTAAAGAAAATAAAAAACTAGATTGGTGGACCAAGGATGAAATCTACCAAACATTTTTAGCAGGAAATCTTCGTAAAGAGAGTGTGCAGGATGCACTAGAGCGAAGTCTAAATACTATGATAGCATGGGCTGACGAGAATGATACAGTATTTAATTATTACTTCTCACACGCTAACACCAATCGTATTGTGCATGATATTACTACTGGTAGAATAAGTAGTTGGGTAATATTTAACAGCGCCACTGGCATTGAGATGCTAGATAAATTGAATGGTGAACAGATAGAGATGGTCTTCCCCTACATTGATCCAGATTTTTGGAAACGTAAGTTTGTCGATTACTTTGCAGACACGGAATGGGTCAAACATATCTTAACAGAAGCAACATTATGAAAATATTAATATTTGGATTACCCGGAAGCGGGAAAAGTACACTAGCTGAGCCGTTTGCAGAACTGATTGGCGGCGTGCACATCAATGCAGATGCGGTTAGAACAAAATATGATGATTGGGACTTTTCTATACAAGGACGAATTAGACAAGCCCAACGTATGCGATATCTATCAGATGGGGTTGTTATGACTGGTAAAGTTGCCATAGCAGATTTTGTATGCCCGACAGAAGCGGCACGATTAGAATATAACCCAGACTTTACAGTTTGGATGAATACCATTAGTGAGGGCAGATTTGAAGATACAAATGCAATGTTTGAACAGCCCCCAACATGCGATTACGTAGTAAGCAAATGGTTTACTGATACTCATGATCAACTAATGGAAGTTGTTAAGAAATATATGGATAGGAATACAATGCAATGATGTTTAATAATCAAAAACCCACAGTACAGATGCTAGGAAGGTGGCAACCCTGGCATAACGGACATACTGAACTATTTAAACGAGCAGTTAGCATAACTGGGCAAGTTGCGATTATGGTACGTGATGTTGAAGGTATCATCGGAGATGCTGGGGATGGAAGAACAAAAGCGCAAATTGATAATCCGTTTAAGTTTGACGAGATTGTTCGTAATATTAGCCATGGACTACAAGAGCACGGCTACGCATTAGGTGATGAATACATTATTATCCCAGTTCCTAATATTGTTGATATTAGTTATGGCCGAGGCGTAGGTTATACCTTTACAGAACATGACTTGGGTGCTGATGTGCATGAAATTAGTGCAACAAAGATTCGTGCAGAAATGCGTGATAGTGGTGAGTTAGCGCCTATTGACTCTGTAGCAGTATTGGGCGGCGGGAATGAGTGATTTACCAGATATTGACATAGATTTTGCTGATCGTACACAGGTATTGGGACTTATACCACATACTCCGGCACGTGTAGAAACTAATAAACAGCATAATACTGTGGTATACTTTACAGATATCCCACGTAGTGTTGACGGTATTGCTACAATTGATCAT